ATCAGTTGGCGTAACACCACCGCTATCAGTTGGAGTAACACCACCGCTATCAGTTGGCGTAACACCACCGGGTACAATAGGACCAGTACCGGGAAGACATACACCACACGCACCACCGGTTACAATACCTCCGCTATCAGTTGGAGTAACACCACCGCTATCAGTTGGCGTAACACCACCAGGTACAATACCTCCGCTATCAGTTGGAGGTATAATATCATCTTCTAAAATATTATAATTTATATTAGTTAAACTATAGTTAGTAGGTGCATCTAAATTCTCTGAATCTACATCTCTTATTAAAGAGTTTATAATATCAGTATTTCTACCTCCAGTTAACAACCCTTTATTACCCTGAACAGCAATACCTATTAAAACTGCCTCCCCTCCTATATTAGCAAAAAGTGGGCTGCTACTATCACCTGGTATCAATTGACCATCATTATAACCAGGGTCGATTTTATCAGCAACATAACCAGTAAAGTTGAAAGAATCAACAGGAAACTCTCCTTTTGATTCAGGGCCCGAGACAAGTAATGAATTTAGTTTAAATATACTACTAGTTTCTCTTTGATTAGTACTCCATATTAAAGATCGTGGAAAAAAACCGTAACCATCTAAACCTGACCTATACTGTGCTTGAACCTCTTTAGAAAAGCCATTATATATATCAGCTGGCATTACACGTGTAAAACCTATACTACTAGGTAAATCACTATCAAGTAAAACAATTGCAAAATCAGGTTCTCCGGATGAATAAGAATAAGATTTAGTAGTTATGACTGAGCGTTTTACTACTTTATTTTCCTTATCAATAAAAGTCATTTCGGCACCCTGTTGAGGATGCTGACCTGTATAATGTGCAGAAATTAATACATGTCGTGGTGTTACCGCGGTACCGTGAGTCCTATTACGTAATGATACTCCTTCCGTTATAGGGCTTATAGCAGTTATATTTTTTAACTCAGAGCCCCAAAAATTAGTATTTCTTACCAATGGTAGTTGATTATTAACCGCTCCAAAGTATTCTATAAATAAATCTCTACTACTACTACTAGCCTCTTTGTTAATAGTTTCATTAAAAATCTCTACAGTACTAGCATTTAATAGAGTTTCAATATCCGCGGTGCCTGGTATAACCTCTTCTTTTTCCGGGGTAACAGCTATAGGCGGCCTAACTGGTGTTTTTAAGTCAAGCTCGTCTACTACAGTAACAACAACTTCTTTTCTCTCTGTATCAGGTATTACATCTATTTGCTCAACTACAGTAGTGATAATTTCAGGTTTATCTTCTGTATAAAAGAGAGGTTCATTAACTATCTCTTCAATAATTTTCTTAGTTATTTCTTCTTTATTTACAGTGGTGATAGGCACTGCGTCTAATTCATTAACTACTGTAGATACATAATCTGCCCTTTCAACAACTGGTACTTTAGGACCAGCACCACAACACCCACTACCAGGAATTGTATCTGGTCCTGGTAAAGGTACATCACCGGTATTAATTCCTATTTGATCTACTACAGTGGTTATAACCTCTTTTCTCTCCTCAACACTACTAGTAGGTACAGTAACTATCTCTTCTACTATTTTTTTAATTACTGTTTCTTTATTAGCTGTTGCAGGTAACGAATTTACTTCCTCTACAACAGTAGTTATAGCACCTTCTCTTAAAACTGTAGGTAATGAATTTACCTTTTCAACAACAGTTTCAATTAATACTTCTCTTTCAACGTCTGTATCTTCTACTTCCTCTTTTGGTACTACAACTTTAATATCTAGATCTTCAGTACTATCTAGAATATTATCTATAACTTGATCAGTAGGACTCACTCCTTTGAATTCATCATCTGTAGTTATAATTACAGAAGGTTCATTATCATCTGTAGAGAAAGTAGCATCAGGGGGATCAGTGAAAGAAGGACCGAAAACAGGTGGTAAAGGCGGTGTATCAATTTCTACAGTAAAATTCCCGTAATCTATAGAATCTACTGTTTGCCGATCACGATCATCAGTTACAGTACCCGATCTATCTGGTCGTGGAGGTAAGGGACCTCTATTATGTATAGTTTTTTCGTGAGTAATCTGTGTATCAGTAAATGGTAATTCTTGACCTTCTCCAACTGATATAGATATAGTTACTAATAACGGAGCACTTATTTGATTAGCATATTGAATTTGAACAGTAGCGTCCATGCTACCATCACTAGGATCCGGTGTTAATCGGACATAATCTTCAATACTTATAAAATTTGAATCAAAGGAAGGGTCGTAATAAGTAGCAGCTCTTCCATTTTTAGGATCGATAGGGTCACCAAATTCATCTGTACCTCCATTAGAATCATAAACAAAATAATCTAAATCAATGTTATCGCCTTCAATCTCTCTATCAATTTGAAAGCCTCTTAAGTAAATCTCCCCTACTACGCCGTCATAATTACCTACAGCGTTTAGTTCTATAGGAGTTACAATATCGTAGTCATCAACATTTGTTATAACCTGTATTTGAGAAAGTTGTATCATACATCAATGTTGCTGACTGTTGAGAATGTATCGTTTGAATTAACTGAAAGTGCTGGTGTAATTACTGTTTCTGTTAATACTTCACTACCTTCAAATCCCTCGACATTAAAGTTACGTAAGAAAAAATTCTTAGCAGATAAACCCGTGTTAGTTGTTGATACAGGCGTAGTGAAAGAAAATCCACAATAAATATTATCTAAATTATCAAAATTAGTTAATCTAGGTTCAATATTAATTGTTGTTAGTAGAGTGTAATTGGTTGTATTATCATCTCTAAAATCAATATGTATTTTTTGACCTAAGTTTACATATCTAAATCTTAAAGCTCTAAAGCCATTAGTTGATAAAGAACTAAAAACATTAGACATAGTTGATAGTGGAGAATTAGCTCTAATATTATGTAAAACGTCTCTAACTACTAAAGACTCTCTGTTAATATCATTAGGACCTACACCAGGTCTATCATCTCTACCTGATAGTGCATACATACCTGTAGAATCAAAAGCTACCTTTACCAAACTACCACTTAAAACACCACCTTCTATAAGAATAGTTGAATTCCCTTGTGTTTTTAATACTTGTGGTGCTTCTGTTAGTAAAGCATAAGCAGATAGAATAAATTCTGGATCTTGATCTCCAATATACTGTCCTGGAAGAGAGGATAACGGAGCTTGTAAATTAGTAACAAAAGTACTAAATCCTAACTCATAATTTGCTGGGTCTGGAATATTTTCGGCTGGTAAGCTATATTCAAATGACCATGTAATATCATAGTTAGAATTAAATTTCTTACTTTGTTCTACAAAAGTAAAGTATCTTGCAGATGCCGGAAGTTTTATGTCACTAGGAAAGCCCATTAATTATATTTAATTACTCAACCCCTTATGAAAGTACAGGTATAGGAATTAGTTAAGTTAAGCTTAGTCTTGAAAACTAAATAATAACCCATTTTTAATAGCTCTTTATTTAGAGTTTTCATGTAATCTTCGTGAATATTTACAAGTATGCTTTCTGTTTCTTCATCAAAGAGAACATAATCAGAAAACTCTTCACATAAAGAACTTCCTTTCCATACACTTGCTTCCATTTAAATATTTATTCATCGAAAGCTTTAATTATTCTTTCTATCTTTTCAATTAAAATAGCATTATTTGCGAATAAATTAGAATCTATTGACTTAAAAAGAGTGTTATTAGATAAGATTTCCTTCAAAGTAGTAAAATCTTCGTAATCTAAACCTTCAACTATAATTTCCTCCATATTTTAGTTATATGAAAAAGATATAAAAGCAACTATGACCATTCTAATATAACAACCCCATTACCAGGAGGAGGGCCTATCGGTCTATTTCTATGTGAAGATTGACCTCCACCGGGTGCAGGAGCATTACCAAAGAAACCAGCACCTCCATTTGCTTCTTCTTTTCCACTACTACTATCAGTATCGTTTTTACCAGATCCTCCCTTTATTACAAATCCATTCAAAACATGTGCATTAGAAGTCAGAATAGTACCATCAGCTGGCGTAAAACTTTGATCTTTAGCACCAAACTCAAAAATACCACCATTTGCTACAACTAAGTCTGTCTGAGTTGGTGTTGTTGGTAATACAATCTTGGATGGTCTACCGTTTTGTACAGCATCAGCGGTGGTAAAACCAGCACCAACTTGTATTTTTAAAGCAGTACCTGTTCCACCAGAAAGGTTACCTATTACAGTAGCACTAGCACCTCCTGGAGAAGAAAATCCACCTTTTGCACCTGAACCAGTAACAGTAAATTTAACGAAATTTATACCATCAGGAAAAACAAAATCATGAGTACCAGCATCATTAAAAACTACCATTCCTGGCGCTGGTCTTTCAATTACTAAATTACCACTTAAGGGGTTAAATTCTACGTTTGTTTTATCAACGCCTTTAGTACCTGCAGGGTTAAATAAGGTAGCTGAAAGATTGTTTTTAACAGTAAATGTAGGTGAGGTAATACCTCCAATAGCTTTAATAATAAAGTTAGTACCTACTGCAGATAGACTTGGAGTTGCATGAGCAGCAGTAGTTATAGGGTATATAGTACTACCGGCTGGTACACCATTAGGCACACCATAAAGAGCTTTTGATATTAAATTTGGAACTCTAAAATGGTCAGCAGCAGTAGCAGGATCTGTTGTATTATAATCAGTACCTATAACAGCAGAAAGATCCGAATAATCAGAATTACTTGCGTACTCTGCACCATCGCATTCTAACCACCCATAGGGTACTCCATTACTAGCAGAAGCAAAAGGTACAATCGTACCAACAGGAAGGGCAGTAGCTGTAGTAGGGGCAACTCCTGTAGAAATAACACTAGGTACTTCCCAGTTTAAATTACCCGAACTATCAGATTTTAAAAACGTATTATTAGTTGGTCCAACACCAGGGAAAGAATAGTCAACTGCATTTATTTTTAATTTAGAGGGTAGAGTTAAAAAGCTAGTAGCATTAACAGTCTCTTGCATTATAGCGTCAATTTTAATAGTTGAGCTTAAACTTATTTTATCAGTACTTAACTCTAAAGAATTACCTAAACAATCTGGTGAAAAGTTACCAGCAGAAAGAATTCCTACCTTAATTTGATTATCAGTACCTATAGTAATAGTACCATCACCGGCACTTAATAAATTAGATACTACAAGCCAGTCTGTTGCATTTGCACCGGTACCTTTTTCAAGTACTTTAAGAGTGTTAGTATCTGTTTCAAAAGCATAATCCCCTGTAACACAAGGAGCTAATGAAGTTGCTAAAGCGGCTTTACCTTTATATTTGTTACCTACTACTAAGCCACCTTTAGTAGTTCCATTACCGATGTATAATCTTTCTGTATCGGTAGTAAATCCTAACTCACCTGCATTCAAAGTGATATTTTTACGATCAGCATCAGTGCCCCTTCTAACGAGAAGCTTAATTAAAGTATTTTCTAAAATTTCTATCGACATTATGTTTATTTAATAGTTAAAAATTGGTATTGCAAATTTATCAAAAGTCTCGTCGCTTGCTGGATTTCTTACATTACCAGATAACGCAAACGTTATGAATCCTGCTGAGCTTAATGTTACACTATTACCGTTAAAGTCAACCCCACTGTATACTTGATTATTATTTCGTCCTACAGCTTCAATTGATTCAGCGTTAGGTGCACCATTAAAAATGTTTGTAAGGGAATCTTTTTGATATTTGATAATAAAGTTAACACCAAAACCACTTAATATAGCGTCATTTGTGCTACTATCTCCAGTTATAAATTTTTGCGAACCAGCAAAATCTCCAGCAATAGGAGCTGTAGCACCAGCTCCATATAATGCTGCCGGCATTCCACCTCCAGTTAAGTTAGGTAATGCAAAGGTATTAGCACCATCTCCTGCCCCGTAGTTTTCTCCTATTACTGCAAACAATTCTGAATATTCTGCTCGACTTATAACGGCTCCATTGGCTAGTAAAAAGCTTGACGGAGGATTTGCAAAAGCTCGAGCATGTGGTAAGATAGTACCTACAGGAATTGCTGATTCTGCACCTTGTGTACCTGATAGCGATATTCCAGTAACAACATCAAATATAGAAGACCCAATAGTTTTTACCAAGCCTTGCGAAGTAGTAATACGAGGTAGTTCAATAGCTGTTGCATCCGGACTTTCATCACCACTCGAATTAAGCTGTCCATTTGTTAAAGTAAAATTACTTACATTTACTGATCTTATAATAGATTTGAGTTTTCTACTTATAGGATCAATTTCTAAACCACTACCTACCAGATTAGTTCCAGCTACACCAGCCCAGCTTTCTGCAGAAATCTCAACATTACCAACACCTTTAAAAGAAAGCCTATTGTCAACATCAAATTCAAACTGTTCAGTATCTATACTAAGCTTTATTGGTGTATTGTCACCTCCTATTAAACCAGATGATAAAGCTGTTGTAGCTATTTCTCTTTCAGTTATAGAAGCAGCTATAGGAGTTATTTTACTTCCTGATATTTCAAGATAATCAGAATTAAAATTAACTTTAACCACTCCTCCAGTAGCTGATAGTAATCCCTCTCCAAAAAATTCTGGTTTAAAGAAAGTAGAATCATACTGACCCGGGTTAAGAGTTAACTTATTATTACTATCAAACTTAATAAAAGTATCATCCGGTACATTACCAATATATGCATAACCGGAAAGTGAATTATTATAATTAGTAGATGTTAACATATACAATCTACTATCAGCATATCCTATATCTCCCACTTGCAACCCCGGTGAGCTATCAGGACCTAAGCTTGAATCATTATTAAATGGCCCAACATTTTTATTACTAACAGATTGACCACCAAATGTAGATCCATCCCCAACAAATAATCTTCTTGTATCTAGAGTATATCCTATTTCACCTTGATCAAGAACTATAGTTTCACGTTGGGCGTCTGAACCGCGCCTTACTTTTAATTTTACTATGCTTATATTTGCCATAAATTTATTTTATGATATTCGTTTCCATACATACACACCATATGACGGTGGTATATTGTTATGTGCTATATTTCTTCCAACTGATGCTGATACTCTAGTGTTATTAACACTCTCATCTCTATTTATTACATCAGTAGGAGCTGTAACTACAGGTACATTACTATTTTGCTTTAAAAAATTACCAGCAGTCGCATCTCCTATATCAACTGCTCCAAGCTCTAACGCATATTCATATGGTGTTTTAGTTAACGTTACAGGTGGAGCGATGCCTGAGTTTTGAAGTCGTGCTAGTCCGTGAGATCTACCAATTTGTACATTGGAATTAGAAACGAATCTAGTTTCTCCATTCCATATACCTATCATTTCTTTAAATTGATAATTTGTTGCCCAGTTAGTAATATAAGAACTTCTTACTGCTGCTGAATAATTAGCAGCAGATCCTCTATTAAAATCAAAATCTAAAGCATATAACCATGGATATGCTAAATAATTATCTTGAAAAGATGCATCTCTATAATTAATTAAATACTGGCTATCATACTCTCCTGGGGAAGCATAAACTTTTCTAGCCAATGATAATCTAGCTCTTTGCTGCTCACCAAAAGTAAAAGTAGCATCTGTAATACCTACTCCCGGCGCTTGAAAGGATAAATTAGTACCTGCTGAAGCAGGAACTTGAACATCTAAAGCACCTATATTAACATCATGTGTATGCGCTGGTAGATTATTTTGCGTTAATGTAGTTAAATACTCACCGGCTGTATCGCCATTGCCTCCTCTTAATCCTAGAGCTTCTTCCTCCTCACCCCCAGGACAAAATTCTCTTGTATCGCCATTTTTATCAGTAAGAGTGCCTGTTCCTACTAGGAACCTACCTTGTGCTACTTGTACCCACTCAGTACCAGCTATTCTATTAGTAGGATTATCAGGTGTTATAGTAAGTTGAATACTACCTATAGGGTAAAAACTATCTAACCATTCAAGAGGAGCTCTAGTAGTAAAGCCTTGCGGGTATATATAATTACTAATTACTACTCTTTCTCCGCTTAGAGCTAATCCTGTGGAATTACCCGCTCCATCAAATACTTTATTTAAATCAGAAGAAAGTTCTGCTCCACTTAAATGTAAAAGGGAAGTATATAAATCAGATATAAATTGATTTTCTAAACTCTCGGGCATACCATTATTTATTCGTTAAACCTTAAATACTACTGTTCAATAGCACCATATATTAATCCTCCTGTAATTGAGTAATTCGTGTTACTGATAACTGTTATAGCCTTACCACCTTTACCTCCTTTAGGAAGATCACCACTTACATCTCCTCTTTTTCTAAGACAGTCACCTCCATTAGCTCCCCAACCACCACCACCTGCAGCATTCCCCCATGGTATATTTTTTCGTGAACTTACAGTCTCGCCAGGTTGGTTACTTTCACCACCATCACCACCACCATAGTCTCTCAACCCGGCAAAATTGGAAACACGTTGATTTACTGCAGTACCACCTTTTGCGTCTGCAGTAAGTACTCTACCTCCACCTCCTCCACCGCCGTGAGGATCATTTCCTTTTCGTTTATATCCACCGGCACCACCTCCCCCTGCTTCACCGCCTCCTCCACCAAGGTACGCATTATTTATAGTGTATATAGCACGTCCTCCAGACCTAGCTGCATCCGGAAGAATAATATTTCTCCATGTATTTCCATTACCTCCAGGTAATCCCGGGGCACCTCCTTCACCACCAGCTTCCCACGCTCCAGGGGTTCCAGGTAATACATTAACATTAGGTGAAGAACCTACACCACCTTTACCACCACCGGCTCCACCACCTCCACCTCCGAAGTTACCAGTACCGCTTCCTGCACCGCCGCCTCCGCCACCGGCAATACCTCCTTGGTTAATAATAGTAACACTATCTGTAGTATTAATGAAGATAGCATCGCCTCCATCCCAGCCATCCCATCTGCTTTTTCCAGGTGGTGTACCTATGGACCATGATAGTTCAGGATACTTACCTGCTGCAAGAGACCCCCCGTCTCCCCCTCTGCCCATAATAAACCCGTTATTTATAAGTCTAAGTCCTCCAGGCCAGTTACCTGTTGTTAGAGCAGGTTTATCCATATCATCAGAGTAAATGTATACATTAGGTCTGATAGTAATAATAGCTCTACTAACACCATTCCAACCTCTATCCCTAGCCCACTCTTCTAAGTTTAACCCTTCTTTATTTTCAGTTATATTTGCTCTAAATATTGGATCAGCTTCAATTATTTGCGTACCACCACCTATTTCAGTATTAGGCTCGTTTAATTCTAACTCAACTCTTCTCCAAGCATACAACCCATAACTCGGGGATATATTGTTATGTGGGTGTGAATTACCTTGATTTCTCGAAGGCACAGTAGTTGAACTTCTAATTTGCGTATTAAGGTAAAGGGTAGTATTAGAAGCCTGTAATACTTCTTCATTTAGTTCCTTTAATCTATCAACACCAGCTAAAGCTATAGCAGCTTCATCTTGTCCTAAGACATCTATGATTATATCACGAGCTTTTATTAAATCTACCGGACTAAATCTACCCGGATGAACCCTGTCACTATCTCGAGAATCATAATCAGCTTGCTCTATAGATACTCCCCCTGAAGCCCACTGTACACCAACTGGCCTTGGGCTATTAGTAATAAAAATTTTAGTATTAGGTATACTACTGTCTAAAAGACCAGCCCATCCTGGACCACCTACTACAGAACCTCCCCACCCTGCTAACGAAAAGCTGGCTAGCTTAGGATCAAAATCTATATCAGAATATCTATAGCCTTCATCATGCCTCTTTTTAATTAGAAAGCTTCTGTAATTATCTTGACCTTGAAATGTAGAGTTATTTTGAAAGGCTTGTATTTCATCTTGACCTAGCAAATACGAGAAAGGGTTATTTCCAACATTTGGTATTAAATTTGAAGATGCAGATGTATATACTTGTTCTTGTGTTAATCCACGAGAGTTTATTCTAGATCCGAAAAAATAGCAGAAAATATCTACAGGAGAAGCAACAGTATTACTATCTCCTGTTATAGTAGTCTGTACATTTACATCATGTGTATGAGCCGGTAAAAGATCATTATTTAACCTATTAGTAAATTCTCCTACTTTATCACCAGACTTATTACCATTTGAACCTGGCGAAAACTGAGGATCTGTTCCTCCTACTCCAACAAAAAATCTACCCGGGCTTTCCAGAACCCATTTAGTTCCTGCAATTCTATTAGTGGGATCATCGTTAGTGGTAGTTAGTATAATACTTCCTATTGGATAAAAACTATCTAACCAATCTCTTTGTATAGTACTTTCAGGTAGAATGTAGTTTTGAATATCTACTCTATCTGTTGTAGTTTGTCCAACTGTTCTGCTACTTAAAGTTAACCCACTAGTATTACCTACCCCATCATATACTTTATTATATTCTTGTAAAGTAATATTAAAACCACTTAAATGTAATAAAGAAGAATAGTAATCAGCTATTCTTAACCCTTTTAAGCTTTCTCCTTTATTTGCCATAATCTTATTTAGTATGAACCTCCACTACTACCACTACTAGTATTTTGTCTTCTATTTCTATTACCTGAAGAGGTATCAACAGAAGCCTGTTCAGGAATCATGGGTGGGACGATTGGCTCTGCCTCGCCGCCAGTGGGGTCTTCATTTACCCTAACAAAGATATTAGTATCAAGTGGAGTTAAATAAGCGTGTGGTTGATCTATATGTATAGGACCTACCATAAAACCTTTATCAGGATGAGAGTGATAAAATCCAACATAATCTTTACCAGAATCAGTTAAAATAAATTCACCACCTCCTGTATACAAGTCTTCTATAATTTCATCATCTTCACCAGATAACTCAATTACTGCATTATCATCATCTTCGTCATCATCTTGTGAAACTATAATATTAAATACAGTTTCTTGTAGTTGAAAAATTTGATCAAAAACCCGTGAGACAGTATCATAATTTACATCTTCATTATCATGAAATTCTAAATTTCTAAAATTAATATCAATACCTTCATAAGAAATTAACTTACCTAAAATTGGTATACCTTCTCTTATTTCTTTAAAAGGTATAACGCTAGCATTTAAGAATACATTTACAGTATCTTTAATAATATTTTGTAACTCGCTATTAACTGATATTCCTAAGCTAGATTCACAACTTATAATTTGCTCGTATAAATTTTTTAAATCTAAAGGAACAAAGCTCTTATATAAAAGTTTACTCTCTTCCATAAGATATATTCTACCTATATTATGTAAAAGATAATATAAACTTGTACTGTTTTTACCAACTAAAAAATTTAAATTATTATAATTATTTGAAGGTAGAGTATTAGAATTAAATTTCTTTTGAATTTTATCAAAACGTTCAAGAGTACCATCAAAGAACATATCTTCTAGATAAAGTAAATTTTTATTCGAAGGAAATCCTGCAACATTTTCTGGATTGGTAATAAATCTAGAAGAAATAGCTCCTTCATCATCTATTATAAATATATTAGAATCATTTCCGGAAAAGAAAATAGTTACTACATTGTCTTTAGAATTAAACTCAACCTCGGGTTTATATCTAGTTAATTGTTTAGGATTAAAAGGTAAAACATAATCACCCTCGGTATTGCTAACCTTATCTATATCTAAATGATATATGTAAAATTCTTCTGCATCAAATCCTTCTAACGAAGTTAAAACTAATAAAGAATCGTCTGAATCTCGTATATCAAATTCTAAAATTTCTTCTCTAGGATTAGATGATATAATATTATTAATAAGCTCAAAAGTATACTTGTTAACGATTTTAATTTTAGGTTGTTGATTTTGATTATTTATATTTTGCTGTACTAAGCGATTTTTACCATGCACTCTTCTAATAGGGTTACCATCTACATCTGTTTCAACTGTTGCCTGGCTTGTATACCTATAACCTAAAATATTATTACCTAAGCTTACTTTATCATCAATTATATTATCTTCTAATGTTATTTGATCTACTAGTTTTAAAACTCTACATTCTGAAACAAAACTATTATCATAAAGCTTTAAAATAAATTTAAAAAGACCAGGTATACTTGGATTTTCTGTTTTTTCTAATGCATATAAAGTATCAGTATTATTATCATAACTAAATCTTTGTGCACCTTCAAATACATCTTCTTCTAATCTTAATAAGCTACCTCCTGTAGCAAATGTACCAGAAAATGTATATGAAGAAGTAGAAGTAGTAGTGAAATAATTAAATGACTTATCATCATATATAAATACCATACTATCAACAGTATCATCTAATACGTCTACATCAGGAACTTTATCAATAAAAGAAAATGGATCAATTTGAACAGGGAAATTATTTGATTTAGATAATTTTGTATCGTCGTTTCTAATATCATTTTTACCACTTGATAGACCTAAAAAATAACTATCCTCATCTTCAACCGAATTTAAAAAATCGAATAAATTAGGATTAGCTATTATATTTTTGGAATAAATTACTAAATTATTAAAATTAAGAGCTTGTAGATTAGTATCTATAAAATTTTGGTCTATAATATTTCTAGGTGATATTTTAGGTAGTTGTAAGATATTTTTATTTTCAACTGAAACTGTTCTATCGAATTCAAACTTATTATAAAAGCAATTAGTTAAAAATGTATCTTTACCACTTAATAATTTAGAAGATGTATTATAGCTCTTTCCGGTAAAAGCTCTTCCTTCGTAAATAGTAAACAACCCACTATAATCTACTCCACTTAAAGTAAATGAATCTCCATTAGTATATTTAAAATAGTCAATCATTTGTAATCAATAAATTTTACATCGTTAATAACCGTAGTTTTAGGTAAAGTTTTAGTTATGTTACCTAGCATAATATTTTTAAGCTCATTAGATACATCCGAACTAATATTTAAATTTTTAATATTAATATCAACTATGTTACTTTTGTTCTTTAAGTTTGTATTAATAGAATTCATTATTTTAATATTATCAGTAAGATTTCTCATTCCACAAGGTAGAGAAATAGTCAGATCTTGAATTGTATCAATATTTACTCCAAATATATAACCCAATTCTTGATACTTCTGCAAAGGCTTAAGAGTTAAATATAAATTATCTATATATAATTTATTAGTAGTATCATTATATAAAACTTCAATTTTCTTTGAATTAGCAATTTTTGGTTTAATAAAGATATCACCAAATAATATTTTTTTAGTAAACATCTGATATGCGTTAACTTGAAATGTAAATATAACATTAGTATTAAGATATAAATTACATATACCTTCTACAGCATTAAAAGATAAAAAGATATTATTTTTCTCAAACTTGTCTAATTCAAATTTATGTGAAAAGGTATTTTGACTTAATCGTGTATCTAAAGTAGCACCTGTTGTACTATTATCAAATAACTTAAAATCAAAATATACAGTACTATCTACTTTACTAAACTTAAATCCCCCATTTATATCATTACTATCTGAATATAAATCAAAATCTCCTGCTTCATTTTGATATGTAAATCCTAAACTAAATCCACCATTATCATTAATAGTATTAAAATAGTTATTTACTCTATTATTAACTCTTGCGGTTTTACAAAAATTTGTTGGTGATTCTCTTAAGAAGTCTTTTTTCTGTACTCTAACATACTTATATCTTTTTTGTGCTTCAAAAGTCAAATCACTCTTTTTATCAAAATATAATTTCTTCTTTACTGATTCTTTTAATGTAGTATTATTTCGTACTATGCTTTCTACAGCTTTTTCATATGTTACGTTGAATACCGGAGACGATGCTATAGCAGCTTCTTTAGTAATATAGTCTGGATAATAATATCTATCTACCCATATACTTTCTTTTCCTACCCCGCCTGAAAGCCACGTACATAAGTAAGTTACATCTTTATCTTTTACTGAATTATCATCAAGTTTATATACCCTATCAGATAAATCTGGTCTCATAAATGAAAATGAACCTACTTTAGTAAATTTAGTATCGTTAATATTTAACTTACTAAACGGTTGCATAGACGAAGGTGTAGTAAAGTATGTCGTACCAGGTTTAACTGTAATATCAAAATTATTATAAACGAAATTTAAAGACAGAGTTTCATTTCTCTCACTATCAATATCGGATAATATTGAAGTATACTTTCTTAAATTTTGACTAAAAATAGTAGTTTCGGAAGTTGAAAGTAAGTTATTTGAAGAAGTAAATTGATCTTGTGTATTTACTATGTTTTTTAAGTTTATTAAGTTAAAGTCTAATTTATTATTATTAGATGAACTATATAGAAGATAATTAGAAGGTAGATGAAAGTCACTTTTATCGTTGTCAACTTGACCTTGATTATTATAGGTAATAAAACTAGTATTATATGGTGAAGGTATTGAAAGGTTAATTTCTTGATTAAGCTTTATTGAGCTGTTTGCTATAAAAAATTGATTAGGTTTAGAATCATTATCTATTAATTTAGCATATAAAGTACCACCAGACCCTAATACAACATATTTTCCATCAGCTTTTTGTGAATATAAATTTATAAAGGTATCCCTTTTATATTTTAGTAAGTTGTATTGCAAATTACTACCAGTAGCTGGTAGTTTGTTTTCAGCCACGAACAGAATTTTTCTTATATCAAAAGCATCCTTAGCATCATCACTTACTACTAAGAAATATCTAGTATTTTCAACTACAGTACTTACTTTACATATAAAATCGTCTACAAACGTTATTTCAAAATCATTAGCTTGATCTTTTAGTTCAGTAAAAGACGTCTTACCATAAAACCCAGCGTTAAAAATATCATCATCATCTTTAAATGAGCTTAAAGAAGGGGTACTAAAAGATAAGTAGTTTTCACTCGAAGTAGTAAAGTTTAGTGTAGTAAAGAACGACCCAGGCTTTACTTTAGTTTCGGTAGTTGAAGTAACACTATCTAATAAAACTTCACTAGTAAGATAAAAATTAGTAAAATTAATATTTTTAAAATCTTCAATACCAGATAACGCGGAAATAAAATTTAAATTAAAGCCTCCATTATATGTTTGCTTATATTGATCTAAAGTCATGTCAATAGGACACACGTTAGCGTCTACTGAACTTAATGCACTTAAACTAGATTTAACTAAACAACCCATTTTATATATTTATTCTTAATTCTCTTTAAAGGATTTGTTATCTAATTGAACCAAGTAATTGTTCTTTTTTGTTAAAAAAGTAACTCTTGAACTATTGTTAGAGTCGTTTAGTAGGTCAACACCTATTATATCAATATCGTCTACATTTTCATAATAACTTTGTGAATTAACAACTACTGGTATATTTAAACGTAAAGTTTCACCTGTAACATAACCTACATTCATTTTGAAAGTAAGAGATTTTTTTAATGCATACGAAGAAGGGTAATATTTATGTTTATAGTTATTACTAAATGTTACTGGAGTAACTCCTTTTTGTACTTCTGGAAAAATTGATTCATTTCTATAATCCCTATATATCTTTATATCTGGATTTAATACCTCTGAACCATCTCCCCAGTTAATACTTACATACGTAGGAAATATTTCTGTATATATGTTAGATATATCTAAAGTAACTTCAGTAAAATCAAACAAATCAATTTGATTTAAAGTTACTTCAGAATCAATATCTTCTTTAGTTGATGAGATAGATAATGTATACGTATTCATAGTATTAAAGCAGCTGATGAAAGCGGTAATTTAGATGTTGAGAGGGTTGGTACACTAGAGGAAAGCGTAAATACCGCATTACTTAAATCTACGACACCGTTACTTGTAAAGTTATCTGTAAACCTACTATTATTACTAGTAAAGGTAGAATTATTTAAGAAGTTAACATTATCTTTATACTCAAATAAGTAATTAACTAAAAGAGGTCCTTTGTTAAGATCTTTTAGTACTACTGCTAAGTTAAATTGCTCACTATCACTATTATATGTTAAATAAGGCTTTCCACTTTCAATATATACCGAATCAAAAGAAGATAAGTTAAAGTTGCAATTTTCTGCATTATTACCTGTTGTCGGAAATATTTGTTCAGTTTTATCATCTGTAAAACTATATTTGTAAACAATAGGATATAATCTTATATTTTTAAACGTTAATTGTTCCTTTTGTATTTTGCAATAATATACATCACTACCAACTTTTAATCGATTACTTACCTTATCAAAGAAACTAGTGTTAATATTAAGGGAATTAGTAAATGTATTAGGAGTTACAAATTCATTATTTTGATATGAAGTTTTTTCAGTTACTAAGAAAGAGCTTGTTTCAATAAAAAGAGTATCATAAAGAATATCAAAATTCATTACTTTAGTAGAAAGCTCATCGCATATAGTAGTACTATATTTGCCAGATAGATAATCTAAAGTTTCAGTTAATTCTTTTACTGAAGGATCTGTAGGAGCTTTGTTAATGTTTTTAACATATATTTTACCTATATGCTTTTGTCTGTCGAAAGAAGATTCAACTGCAGAATCCACTGTATCAACTGATGTAGTGTTAATACTATCAACAGTATCAATATACATGAAGTCTTCTTCTGCCTGAGTATAATTAAAAATTATATTATCAGTAAATCTAGAGCCGTCATAATTCTTTACGCCATTACCTCCGGATAATCTTACATTATAAGAAAAATCTCCTGAAAGACCATCATAAAGCGATATACCTGCTCTATATGCTGTACCAGGTCCTGTATTATCGCTTAAAGCTCTAACTACTGTTAATCCTCCATCATAGTAACCTATACCTGCTTCAACTAATTCTGAAAAATAAAATTGATCTGCACTATCACTAAAAGCACTTAACCCCGACCTAACAGGGTCGGCTAACGTTTCTGTGTCTGAAAATCTAAAATATGCTCCTTCTTTAACATCAGCATCATATGTAATAGATTCAGGTCTTGTATAGTCAACAGTTAAGTAATTATCAGGTTCTATTAGCTCTTCATACGGACTAAAGAATCTACTAAAAATAAAGAAAGACGATAAAGGTAGATCAGGTGACTGATCGCCAGGTGCATTAAAACCGTTAGTAAAGCTTGTTAAACCAGATCTTATAGTTTGTGAATATGTTAAATTATCAGTAGTATTAAAATTAAAATTATAACCTTCACTATACAAATCATCAAAAAATGTATAGCCATTTAAAACTAGGTTTTTAATTGTTTTAGGTGTTTCTTTTATTAAATTATTTCTATAAAAATTATTATCTTTAACTAACCCAAAAATATTTCCGAACAGGTCCTTCTTACTATCGTCAACGTACCCTTGATCATAAAGATAAGATAAATCTGTATCAATATCTCTTTCACCAGCCATTTCAGAAACATATCCTAAAAATGTAGTACTATCTTTATTTGAGTTAGGCTGATTTTTAGCAATACCCTTGCTACTATTATTTAAAGAGGAAGATGTATCTACTATAAACGTTAAAATTGAATCATTATTAGTAAATAAATTAGGATCAGGAAATATATAAAATTGATTAGGTTTATAATCTTGCTTTTTGTAAAAATCTATCCGTTTACCTTGTATAGTAACAACACCAGAATTATGAGGTCTAAAAAATCCTAAATCTCTCTCACTAATTATTTGATCAGAAAAAACAGAAGCAGTAGATGGGTAATCTGGATTTACAAAATTAGCATAGGGTTTATCTGCTTCAAACAATACTCCAATGTCTGAGTTGCCATTACTATCAGTTGATAAGTAATAAAAATCTGAACCTATAAATTTTTCGGTTTGTCTTTTCTTAGAACTTAAAACTTGATCTACTTCTTTAATACTTCTTAGATCTTGACTAACAGTAGAAAATAATTGATCTACTAAATCTGCTTCTAATGAAGTAAATAAGTTTGAATCATCCGGTAAAATACCTGGTTCGTATTGCTTATAATTGGCACCGTAGTCTTTAACATCAGGAGGTTTATTAAAATACTGAGCAAAATTATCATAATACTCAGTTAAAGTAACAGAAATATTCTTCTTAATATCATTTATATTATAATCAATATTCCCGGTATCTCTATTTTCTAAAAACTCGATGATGATATCTTTAGAAGCTTGTTCAACTCCTACGCTACTACCTTTTACCTTACTTCTAGTTAAAGAGTAATGGAGAGTATTTCTTTTCTTTTTATAGTAAGTTACAATATCACGTATCTTCTTACTAAAAAACGACATTGCTACTTGTATATCGTAGCTATCATCAAAATCTAATTGCGTTAAAAACTTTCTTTCTGCATTTGAAGAGAAATTTAAAGTTATATCCTTTAAGAAGTCTCTATATCTGTCCAAAATAGAAGTAGTGTTAGTTTTGTCTAAATCTACATTTCTTGTATTCCATTTATTTACGTAGTGATTATAAAATGCAGTTAAAGTCTCTGGCTTATAACTCTCACTTACTATTTCTATAAATTTTAGAAAGGTATACGGGGAAAACTTATCTAATGCTTCATCACTATTAACATTAGGATTAGTTATAGATTGGCTTACATTTGGAAACCCTGTAGTAATGTTATCCATTAAACATATTTATCTCTAAAATAGGGATAGACTACTAAATAAAGAGTTTCGTATGTTAATATCAAAGATATTATCTTCTCCTTCAAGATTATCTAAAGATTCATCAAAACTAACATTAGTTAATCCATTACTGTAGTCAATTAATCCACAAAAAATGGTATTATCAGTTACAGCTGATAAAGAATAAAATTCGTAAAAATTATTTACCGTATCGATATTATACGTACTAGGTAATATAAGAGGCCATCCCCAAGTATTACCGCCACTGAGAGAAGAGTTAGTTACTTCAGTACTATAATCACTAAGCATATAAGTGTTACTATTACCTGATATCTTACCTGTATTAATCCCACTTAATGAGCTTAATGGTTGAAAAGTATTAAGCCGTAAATAAGAGTTACTATATTTTTCATATGCTACTAAATCATTACCTGCTGTAACTTCGTATGTTAGAGAACTTATTTCTGGTCCAAGATTCTTACCATATATCTCTTTCGTAGTAGTACCCTTTGGATCAAAATTCTCATCAAACTTATTCTTACTGCCCCTAAATTTATTGTAACTTAAACTCAAAGTATCAATAAAGCGTTTTACTTCAGCAGGTTCTTGTGCTAAAGCCCTGTCAAAAACTATACCATTATCATCAGTAAGAGCAGCTAAACTAATTAACGAATTGATATCACACATATCAATATCTGCATTATTTGATACAAAATTAAAGACCTTTTCGTATAGCTTTTTACCTAAAAGATCGTATCTACTACTTACGTTACCGAAGATGGTTCCTATAAAATCATTAAAGAATATATTTTTATCTAATAAGATTTCTTGAAATCTCATATCTTTAATATTTTCTTCAAAATCAAAATCTTCATTATGCTTATAAAAATTATAGAAATCTTTAGGGTAAGCAGTTAATGTTACTAATCCGTTTACTGTAGATAGTAGAGAGCTATTTGTGTTAAATGTATACTGATTTCTAGCGCTAAGAGTTATCCTAGTGGCGGTAGCAGATAAATTATCATTGAAAGTTAAAACTCCCCTATACCAAAAATCTGTATCAATTGATGAAAGTGAATTAGCTAAATTAGAGATAGTATAATACGAAGATGGTACTATGTTATCTATATTATAGACGTTACTTGAAGCTCCAGATAAGACTATAAAGGTAGGTGCACCAGCAGTTAAGCTCTTCATAGTAAAATTATCATTATTAACTGGTGTAATAATAAAAGGTATACCTAATCCTTTGTATTGAGTCTTACTAATTGAAAACGACTCTCTTTCAATACCCTCTCCAGTAATACCATTTGATGTAAATTTGATTGCGCTTAAAGTTTGTCCAGAA